AAAGACACTTTTGCGTATTGACTCGGTATACCTGCTCTTTTATATGCACTTGCTATCCTCATTGCAACTGTATTTCTTGAGCCTTCTTGAGGTCCAAGTCGCAACATTTCTTGTATGCAAGGTATAATATTAGTAGGTTCTTTTGTTTTATTAAAAGTGACCGATTGATTTGCTTTTGTGCGTGGTGAAATTACATAATGATTTAATTCGCCATTACCTATAAGAGTACCTACATACCCTTGACCTAATCTTGGAGTTTTTGCAAGTTCAAATATATCTTTTACATCTGAATGCATTATCTCCTTATGAGTTAAAGGTATTTTATATAAACCACTTTTAGCATTTTTGGTATGTGCAACACGATATATTCCTGTTCTAACCAAAGGTGCTAAATCTGCTCCAGGAAACAATTCTTTAATCGTTCCTTTAACAATATATGGTAAATCTATAGATGCTGTAAATTGGAAAACATCATTATGAATGATAATATGATAGCCAGTTCCACTAAAATAAGGTTGGATTGCACTTCTTGGTACTTCCAAATCCTCTAAGTCAATTAATATTGACCTTGCCTTATCAAGTGTATACTCATTTGAATCATCTTTATTATGGTCGATATCTATAAGTATCTTATCTATATCACGCTCCCCCATATAATTCTTAAGACTACCTCGTTTTTGTACTTCTTGGTATGCTTCTTCATTATATATGTAAACAGAGCGATATAGAGGAGTACCCTCTTTATTGATATATTTACCTAATTCATTAAATGGTATCAGAGTTCCCCGATTGCTCGGAGAACCCTGTGCTATCTCAAGATATTTCATCTTTACAGATTATCAAGTGCTAAACCATCTAAATCTAATCCATTTTCAGGAGGTTTAGTATCATCATATTCCTTTAAGAAACCCTTGTCTTTACGCCATTTAACATTACCTTCAAGTTGAGCCTTTCCAGTATTATTATTTGGCTGCAAAAATGGAACAACTTTAGTATACGATTTACCGTTTTTACCAGGCATGCCTTTATAGAAGTAACCGAGGAAATTATAATTT